TAATACTATCCTTAATACTATCCTTAATACTATCCTTAATACTATCCTTAATACTGTCCTAAGTTTTCTCACCATATTTTTTTACAATATCTATAATGTCTTTTAACATCCCCACTCGTCCTTGTTTTATTCTCAATATATCATTATTATCAGTACACGCTATTAAACCATTCATCTCATCCGCTAAGTTTTCCTCAAGCCACGGAATAAATTGCTCACGAAATATGGGGTTAGCATATGTTCGCTTTATCGCATCCACATAATCCACATTCACATTGCCCTTCACTATCATCAATCATGTCCTTTATTTTAATATTTATTTGTAGCCTTATTTATTTGTAGTTTATTTACCACAAGGTTTACGCTTCTTGCCCATTAATAATCTCCTTGTTTTATTTGTGTGAGTTTTTATTTATAACTATACTAACTACTGTAATAACTACTGTACTTCTCTATCATACTTATTTAATATAGATTTTTACTAATATATTGTCAAGTAAATAAATATAATAATAACTGCATGTGGCTAAAAATTTACACCTACGCTTTCATTCTGTCGCATACATATAATTTGCAGTTCAAAGGACGATTGTTATAATCAGTGCACTCCATGCCATTTTCTGATACATACTTGCACTTCATCGGCCAGTGAATATAATATACGTCACCTTCTTTATACATACGGGAACCTTCGTGGGCTAACCACCAATCTCTCAATACGGGATCATTATATTCAGACTTACTTATCCTCCACCGAACCGTTGTGCAGCAGTCTATTCTTTCTGGGCAGTATGTGTCCTTACATGATTTAGGCATAGTATATTATTATCCTTGGGGTGGGGGTGTAAATTGCGCTATGTTTTGACCATTAGTAGGTTCACCATTAGGGTCTAGCGTGGCTAAGTTTGGCATATCCCCGTTATTAACAGTATTGTTCTGACCCATACCGGCGTTACCCATAGTACCACCACTACCACCATCACCATTATCAATCATACCCTGTGGATTATTAGCCTGCATACGTAAAGCATTCTCTCTATTCTGCCGCGCCAATTTATCTTGCATCTCAAACTCTTCCTCATCCGGTATCACCTTTGACGTATCAATATATGCGGAGGAAATAACATCACGCAGTAAATTAGACCGACCTTTTTTGCCCATAATTTCCATGTCAATAGGATTAGCTGTGATGTTTAATAATTCTATACGTCTCTGCTGCATCTGTTCTTTAGCCAGTAGTGAACTTGAACCTTTTGCTACTATCTTAATATCACCCTTAATAGACTCATCTGGATCGTTTATCATAATATACTCATATAGTGCTTCTATGGATGGTTCTATTATATTTTTATCAATATTACTAATGACGAATTTTATTCCTTTAGCTGCATTAGCCATGAGCATATTAAACCCTGTAGCAGTACGTCCTACCCCACCAGTGTTAGCACCAACCCCATATGTATATGCAGGTACACCTAAATAATTATCCGCCTTTTGCTCAAAATTATCATATAAACTCATCAGCGCCATGTTTAGTTGAGGTTGGAAAAACGATATGGGTGGTAGTGTATTGTTATAAGAATTGCTAGCTTTGCTTTCCCAGTAGTGAATTTTACCCGGCCATATTTTAGTAATATCAGTGCTCTCGTCTATGCGGGATAGATCAACCATTACCTGTGGAGAACTTGAAATTGCCGCATTATTAATGAGCGCACGCGCCAATGCATTACATACAGCCTGTATATCTGATAGTAATTCTGGCACACCCCTTCCCCATATAGACCCATTAATATTTTCAAATGATGTTACATAATATGGTTTACGATTATTTGTATTTTTATTTATCACAGCCTTTATAACATAATTACCTACCATCCATGCGTTGATCTGGTATTCGCCTTGTTTATCCGTTATATCTTTTGCACTCATACCCCAATCTATCAGCATCTCCCCTGTAGCGCTACCCCAATATTCTAATGCGTCTATAGAAGTATCGCTTGGTGTATTATTATATGTTGAATCTTCATCACTTATTGCATCTGTTTTATCCCTATCATCTGCATTCAACTCGGACTCTTTATACCCACTTGAATATTCTGATATAACTGCACGTATAGATGCTTCATCATAACCCGCTACGCCTATAAGACTTACTAAATCCTGACGCACCAACTCATGCCGTTCTATTATATCTGATGATATTACACTGGATGCACCGGGAGAAAAATATACATCAAAAGGAGAAGGTCGCTCAAATTCTATAACCAATTCATTTTTAGGTACTGGATTCCATTTGCCTGTAGCCTCGTCCTGCTCCCATGCGTGTCTATCCTTTTTGCGCAGCACCGGCCCCTTTAGTATACCTGCTTTGTATGTGACCAAATCAGATATTAATTCGAATAGCGCAGTATACCAACCGGACTCCTGCAAATAATCATCAATCTTGCCCTTCATGCGAACAGATATTGTTTTGGCTTCTTCTTTAATAGACTGAGTTACTTTACGCATAATGTAATTTATTAACTCGGTAGGATTATCTATTAGACCTGTTTCCGGTTTACTCATTATCTCATTAACCACATAGTCCTGTATACCCTTTTGCATATTTGGGTTAATCTCTGGTATACTGGTGGGCTCTATATCATATATTGAGTCAGAAAATATATCACGTATCCATGCCTCAACTGCACGACATTTGGTGGATGTGATATTCATAAATATATCAGTGCCATTCATCTTTTGAATCTCAGCTAATTTCTCATCACTATATTTGCCAGAGCGTTGCAATGCAGATTCTACCAGTTTATCTGTTATATCAGTCTTAGCCTCACGCATGGAAGTGAATTTACTGCGTATATGAGAGGCTAGCATTTTAACCGAACTTACATTCTGATTATCGCTGGCTATGTCTTTTATTGCTTTGTCAACTTCATCCATAGCTGAGACTAATTTATCATCGGAGGTATTGTCTATGGTAGGTATATTATTATCTGAGCTTACCATACTATCTGGTAGTGCTTTTGCTTTACCTGTTAAGAAATCATTTATAGCTGGGTTGCCCTCTGTGTAGTTAGGTACGGAAGATGTGTCTACTGATTTTACACCTGCTGCTGTATTATTCATATTCATCGGTGATGTCCTATATTTATATTATTAAACTATTAGTATGCTATATACTGTATAACCTTATGACCATGATGCAGATGATGGCGCTTGTATCTTTACTGGTCTGACTGTACTTCTTGGTGATGCGTGTAGTTCTTTCCACATAATAGCGCACATTCTCATAGCGTCAGCCCCGTGCGAATATTCGTTATGCTGTGGGTTGTTTTTCCACTGACCATTTTTAGCATCCCATGCCTTACGATAATTATCTAAGCACTTAATACCCATTTCGCACTTTTCCTCATCGAACCAAGCCATACTTAACATGGTACGAGTCGCTTCTATGCCATCCGCTATGGAGATACTATTCGCTACCACAAAATGTACACCTAATCTGCCCGCTATTTGTAATCGTGTCTCTGCTTCTTCACCTAAATTTCTCACATTAATATCGTGAGGCGCTACATGATGACCATAACGATATTTCTTCTCGTCTAATATGCGAGCGTAGTGTGATAACCCCTCATTACTATTCTCATAATAATCAATAAAGTGAAGTTCTAATCCTACTCGTTGCATAAACCATATAGCAGTATAATCATCAACACCCAAGTCCCAATAGGTATCCACTGGGTAATATTCATTATACTCTACTTTTGTTATTTTATTGTGCTCTCTAACTTTTTGCATTTCTCGTATATAATATGTACCCTCAACAGCAGCCTTAAATGCCTCATCCCTTGTTGATGGATACTGGCGGAATATTGTCTCGCCATAACTCTCTTCTTTTTTAACGTACCAGTATTTCTGCTGGTCAGTGAGATGTATATTTTGTGATTCTAACTGCTTAAAATAGTCTTGTAACCTAACCGGTATACTAACTACATCATTCATAAAGTTACGTGGGTCATCATACCACCCATAGAACATGAATTTAAAATCTTCAACAGTAAGCCTTGTCCCGCTGTCTAATAATTGTATAGCCTTCTTACATATATTAACATACTCACCATCATTAGATTCAGCCGTAGATTCAATTATTATTATACCATTTTTATGAACAGTCGGAAATGCATCAGTACGTATAGATTTGGCTCTATCGGGGTGTGATTTAGATATTTCACCGTACTCAGAGATATGTAGTAATTGCAATGTGCCTGACTTCATCTGGTCTGACACATACAACATTGAGTTATTG